AATGACTTATTGGAAAACTTTGGAGATAAGTCTCATGTTTTAACTGAAGAAGATAGAGCTAAGGGTAGAAGTGTCCTGTCTCCAAATAGATCAAGAGCTAATGCTATCAAAGCAATGAAACATGGCAAATACAGTGGACTTGTACCTCATTGTCATACTTGCTTATTCAGAAGCCAATGTGGATCTTATGATCCTGCAGATCCAAAAGCTACATGCAAGATAATCAATATCCCAAACCATTTGGAATTGATTAAAGCATTGCATTTCAATTCAGAAGAAGATTTTGATGGATTCATTAATCGAATGGCACAGAGAATGCATTTGAAGACATTGACTTCTCAAAACTATGATGAGATGAAAGATTTTGTGATGATGGTTTTAGCTGTGAAAAATGCTAAATTCAAAACTCCAAAAGAACAAACTATCAACTTGCAAATAAACAATTTCTCGACAGAGTTTCAGATATTAAAAGATGTAACTATCAAAATTCTAAGTAAGCATCCTGAAGTGATGCAAGAATGGAGGGTCGCAATTGAATCTGCCAAACAGTCCAATTGAGAAAGCACTCTTTGATAGTTTCAAAGAGTCGAATTATCTGAACTTCATAGGATTTGTTAAGAGATACTTAGCTCCTTTTATGGAACAGCATTTTGAAGAGGAAGATTACTATAAAGAATGGTTTGAGATAGAACAAAATAATCAATACAATGCAATAGAAGCTCCAAGAGGACACAGTAAAAGCGAAATGTTTACCGTCTGGATTACAATCTACTTCTCAGTTTATGATACTCATCACGAGCAAATAGTTTCCAGTGTAAGTGGAGACCAAACAAATGAATTATTTGATAGAATAAAATTCTTCTTTTATGTAAGTCCATATCTTAATCAACAATTCAAACCCGATGGAGCAGATAAGAATGTAAGTTTAAGCTCTTGGAACTCAAAGAAAGTAGTTCTCAAGAATGATGCAATAATTCATGCACGAAGTATTGCAGGAAAATGGAGAGGACTGCACGTTGATAGAATAGTCTGTGATGATATAATCACTGAGGACAGTACATTAAGTGATAAACAAACTATCAATAAGTTTTATTCTGCAGTATTCAATTGTTCAACTGCAAAGAAAGGCAAGATCACAGTTATAGGAACTCCATTAAGATTCTCAGATATACTCTTTGATTTAAAGTCTAATAAGCAGTTTAATTTCAAAGCATATCCAGCAATACTTGACTTTGAAACAAAGAAAGTCTTATCTCCTAAAAGAAGATCTTTTGAAGAATTATTGAAGATAAAAGATACAATTGGATCTTTAAGATTTCAATGTGAATACATGCTTAATCCAATAGATGACCAAAGCAGTATCTTCAAAAGAGAATGGTTGCAGAGAGCAAAGAACTCGTCTATTGACTTGATTAGAAATAGACAAGATCTTCAAAAGTATGGATTCAATGTTACTTTATTGACTTGTGGAGCTGACTTTGCTTTCTCTGAAAGAAAGAATGCAAACTATTCTGTATTTCTTACACTTGCAAGAATCTCTGATGGAAGATTTGTTTTATGCAATTATTTCAGAGCACAAGGATTAACAGGACAACAACAAATCGATAAACTCCGAGAATTACATGCAATTTATGATTATGACATAATGGCCTTAGAAGAAAATAGTATCATGGCCATAAGTAAAGATCTTCAATCGTTAGGTCTTCCAATAAAACTTCTTAGAACAGGATCAAGAGACACTGACAATTCTATCTCTAAAACAAATGCTATCTTGAGAATGACTACATGGTTTGAGAATAATCAAGTAATCATTCCATACGCAAGTGATGAAGCAAAAGAAAGATACGAAGTTCTCGAGCAGGAATTCAGAAGCTTTGCACTTGAAGATGGCAAGATCATAGAGATAGGAGTGCATCCTGATATTCCGATTGCTTTTGTTTATGCAGGAGAATCTGCAAAGAAAGTCAGTCAGTCTGCAGGGTTTGTCACAAGTATTGTCAGATAAAAAGAGGAGGTATGAAAATGTTCGATCCAGAAAAACTAAATAGAAGGGATAAGAAAATAATGCAAGCACTACTTTATTTCTATCCAAGAAAAAGAAGTGCATTCCACATATACGAGTACATTTCAAAATTTAATCAGAAAAGCGGAGTTAAGAATCCTAAAGCTCTCGGTCACATATTATCACGATTTCCCGTCAAGGCATCGCTTACGGTCTTTCAATCATATGTTGATAAGAATGTTTCAGGAAGCAGATTTGTAAGACTGTATGTTCTTGATGAAACCTTTGTAAAGAAATATTATAAAGAAAAAAACGGACTTCTTATCTTGATTAAAAACGAGCCTCCTAAATCCAAGTCGTTGAGTAAAAATGGAGAATGAAAACAAATCATTGATGATACTCTCCAAAGTAAATGAGGGAGTAAGGCAAACAGCCACGACAGTTGATTATAGTAGTGTAAACTATACGAAGCTTGAAAATATTTACAAAACAGATCAACTCGTTTTTCAAGCAGTTAATATCATAAGCACTTTTGCTATTTCTAAAGGATACGAATACATCATGTCTGAAAGTACAGATGAAGAAATCTTAATGAAAGACAAGATTGTTTCTCTCGATAATTCTGTTGGACTTCCAAAACTATTAACTGATATTGTAAGGCATCTGCATATTTATGGAAATGCATATCTTGAAATTGTTTATTCAAGAACTGACAATAAGAAAGTTGTAAGTCTTGCATTAATAGATCCAAAGACAATCACATTCAAAAAGAAAAGCACAGGAGAGTTAGATCTTGACGAAAGTGGAAATATCACTGGATTTATTCAAACAGTTAATGCAAAAAAGATAGAACTTAATCCAACTCAAATAATTCATTTCAGAATCAATACGATTGCAGATTCTCTTACAGGCACAGGAATTATTGAGCCATTAGCCAAGATAATAGAAGCAAAAAGAAACATTGAGATAGGACTTGCAGAAGCAGTATATCGTCATGGATTCCCTCAATTTCATGTAAAGCTTGGAGATAATGATCATCAGCCAACGAGTGAACAAGTAACTGAAGAATCAGAGAAGTACAAAAGAATAAATTCTAAATCAGAATTTGTTACACCATACTATTATGACATTAAAGTATTGGAAGCTCCAGGACTTAAAGGTGGAGAAAGTTATCTGAAATATTTCATAGATCAAATAGTTGCAGGGACAGGTGTTCCTCAAACAATTCTTTTAGGAAGTGGAGAATTCAGCAATAGATCCTCATCAGTTTCACAGCAAGAGAATTTCTTTTTATACATTGCAGGAATTCAAACTCTTGTTGCAGAAACATTACATAAAGAATTATTCACAAAGATAGTGGGACTTGATGATTGTCCTGTTTTTATGGTCTTCAATTCATTACAGACAAAATCAGATCTTGAACTTGCACAAGAGCGAGAGATTTATCTGAAATATGGTGTTTTAACTCCTGATGAAGTCAGGCAGGATATGGGCTTAGAACCTATTTCTACACCCCCCAAGGATGAGCAACCCTTGCCTAATGCATCAGGAGACTTTTATTCTCAATTCCTAAATGATAGGGATTTGATGATAATTCCTGAGGCTGACTTTCAATCCAAAGAAATTACTCAACTTGATTTTGGAGGTGTACTAAAAGAATTATCCGATCCTATAAGATCAAGATTTATTCAAGACCAGCATATCTTAACTCATAAGATCAACAAGATAATGGATAGAGCAAGATCAAAGATTATCAAAGAGATTGATGTCAATACAAAAGATGAAACTCAATCAATGGCAAGAGAAGATATTCTTATCGACTCAGAACTTCTTGCACCTGAAAGAGATGCACTTGTAGCTGCAATATTTATCGATTCTAAAAAGAAATTCAAACAGGGAATAAAACTTGGAGAAGATTTCATCAAGAAACAATATCCACAAGTTGCAGGAATAAAAGTAAAGAGTACAATTAACGAGCAAGCAATTAAAGCGCTTGATTTACGAGCATCAAAATTAGCCAATACAGTAAATGATGATCTTCTTAACGCCACACAAATAGCGATACGTGATGGCATAATGGCCAGGAAAGGTGTAAATCAATTAAAAGAAGATATAGAAATTGTCTTCGAGAAATATGGTGGTACTGCAGACAGATTCAACAATGTAGGAACAAGAGCAGAACTAATTGCAAGAACAGAATTACAAAGAGCATTTGTCGAGGGAAATATTCAAAGCTTCAAAGAGTTAGGAGTTTCTAATTTACAAATGTCAATTAATGCCGATGCGTGTGAATTATGCACTGAAGTGTCAACGGATAATCAAGATACGCCGATTCATTTATCAGAAGGAATCATCCCTGTTCATCCAAGATGCAGGTGTGGTTGGGTTGTAAGTCTGCTCAATAATGAAAACTGATTTCTACTAAAATAATATTAAGAAAAAAACAGATTTCAGAAGGTATGGCTGAATTACTTATCAAGGAAATTTACGAGTTCATCAACTCTGCTGAAACCACAAAAGAGGATTCAAAAGAATTGATAGAGAACTTTCTTGTAAACAATAGTGTAGCTCCTAAAATCAAAACATTATCACGACAACTTGAACACGTACAGTTATCAAATGTTAAGATCCATCAAGTTCTCAAGGAAGGCACTTCACTTAGAATATCAGGAGTTGCAATAAGTGAAGGAACTTGGAACGGCATATTCTATCCTGCAGATGAACTTGAGAAAGCATACAGTGGACTTGAAGGGAAACCACTAAGGATAGATCATTCAACAAGCACGAGAGACATTGTTGGAAAAGTACTCAAATCGACATGGATGCCAGATACCAAGAGAGTTGAGTTTGAAGCAATAGTAACTGACACAGAAATTGTACAAAAACTTCTGGACAATCTGATTGATTCTGTTAGTGTTGGCGTGTTAATAGATAACATCGAAGAGAACGGAGTGCAGGTAGCCCGTAATCTTGAATTCAAAGAGTTGAGTCTTGTAGATGATCCTGCATGCAAAGATGCAAAAATTAATCCTATAGAAAATGGAGGCAATGATTAAAATGGCGGAAGTCAAAGAAATTGAACAGGCAAAAATCCTCTTGAAGAAAGCCGCTGAAGAGCTTACTGCAAAAGAACAAGAAATTGCAAAGCTAAATCAGGAAATATCTTCAAAAGACAAACTTATCTCGGACCTGACTGCAAAGCACGAGAAATTGATGAAAGAGTTTGAAGCAGTCATGAAAGAAATGAAACAAATCAAGCAAGATGCACGAGACAAAGCATTGAAAGAAATCATAGATGCAGAAGAAAAGCTCGGTGTCCTTGAGACAAACAAAGAACAAAGACTCATTGAAATGAGAGAACTTGATGAGAAAGGCGGATTTGATTCGTATGCAAAACAGACCAAGAAAATACTTGACCTGCACAAAAGCATAGGCGACAGAAAATCCTTGATCAACAATTCAAACCAAGCAACAGACAAGAAAAAAGAAATCGCTTCTGCACTTGGAATAAAGGAGAACTAAGAGGTGAATCAAAATGACATATGATATCATGATTGACGACGGAAAGAATCCAAGCATGCTCGTTGCAAGTGCAGACCTTACAAAAGGACAGCTTGTTGGACAAACAGTTCAGCCAGCATCTGCACACGCTGACATACTTGGAGTCTGCTTAAAAGACACACCACAAGGAAACCCTGCATCAATAGGATGCATCGGAACATTCTATGTGGATGTATCAGTTGCAGCTTCAGCAACCCTAAATGTTGGGGATGAACTTGAAGTCAAAGACAACAAAACACTGCAAGCAAAAAACACAGGAGTCGCAGTGGCCAAAGCATACGAGAAGATAGACAACTCGACTGGCGGTAGCCCAGTGACAAGGAAGATTCCTGTAAAAATAGTCAAATAAGGAGGAGAGGCAAAATGAAAACAATGCAAGAACTATTTTCAAGTCAAGACGCTGCACCTCTCATCAAGGAAGTCATAGACTCCAACGTGTTTAAGGTTGCAGGCAGAGAAAGAGTAGGAAGAAAAATCGTGAAACTGATCACTTTGAGTGAAGGATCTGCACTGAAAATCCCAAAGATGGGAGCAGGACAAGCTTATGTAATTCCTGAACTGGGAGCAATCCCGATGGATGTCAGCACATTCAATGAAATTGTTGTGACACCATACAAGATCGGAAAAGCATTTGCTATCCCAAAAGAAGCAATTGAAGATTCAGCATTCGATGTTGTAAGACTAAAAGCTGACATGGCTGCAGAAGACATTGCAAGAAAAGAAGATGAAGAAATCTTCCGAGTACTGACAAAGACAACGAATACCATCTCGCCAAAGACTGCAGGACAATTTGTCCAGGAAGACGTTGTAACTTTGAGAAATGCCGTAAACAGACACAGCTACAAAGCTGCATGGCTTGTTGCACACCCTGATGACTTGGCAAAGCTTGAGAAAGATCTTATCAGCAAAGGCTATAAGGCTTTTGACAGACTTGACGAGACAGGCATCGTGGGAAATGTTGCTGGCCTGCAAGTAGTTGAAACCACTGCAGTAGAGCCAGGAACAATACTTGCTTTAGACAGTAGAGCATGTGTGCTGGTTGAAAGACGACCTTTGTCAATAGAGAACTTCACAGATCCATTAAGAGATCTTGCAGCTGGAGTTACTATAACAGAGAGAGTTGCTCCTGCAGTACTTGACGACAATGCAGTCTCAAAGATGACCTTGTAAAATAGGTCATCAAATTATTTTTTTATAGGTGATGCTACATGGACCTAACTACTGTCAAGTCTCAAGTATTAATTGAAGCAAGCAAGTTTCGTATAGGTCCACGAGTATTAAAACTTCAACAACAGACTGATGGCTCTGCATTAAAGATAAGCAAGATCAAGAATGTGAACGGTGCAATCGTACCAAATTTGGGTACAGCTCCAATATCTCTTTTTGACGTTGAATCTGTTGTTGTATTTCCTTTGACTATCAAAGCCACAATTCTTTTTTCTGAAGAATGCTTTGAAGATAACGGAATAAATGAGATTCTTCAAAAATCTATCAATGAAAGTTTTATTCTTGCAGAGATTGAGAATAAATTAGTTATTGAAACATTGATTGCTGGAGCAGGAAAAAAGATAAATGCAGAGACAAAAGATAATGTTAGAGAGAAACCAATACTTGACAACTTTATTTCTGCAATAAAATTTATTGAAGACAACAAATATCATCCTGACATAATTCTACTTAATCCAAAGATTGCAGAGTCATTAAGGCAACGAGATGAACTAAAAGACAAATTAATTGCTTACGCAATTGATGTTATCATCGACACTTCTGTTCCTGAAAATGTTGTTATAATTCTTGATTCAATAAATACAGGATTACTAATTGAAAGAGTTCCTCTCGAGATATCTGATTATTCAGATCCTTGGCAGAGTAAAAAAGGATTTTTACTAAGAGAAAGAATAGTTCCAATTGTTCTTAATGGAAACGCTGTGGCGGTGATAAATTAATGGGAATCGACACAGAAATACTTGAACAATTGAAAGGAATACTTACTGAATTAAAACAGATAGCGAGCAGTATTCATGTCGAGCCTAATGGAAGTATAAACGCAAATATTAACGGAAACATAAATATCGATGCAGTCTCCATAAAAGATCCAACAACAAACAATCAGGCAATAGTAGATGCAGATGGAAAGTTACACGTCAATGCAGACATACAAATAACAGATTCATTCACTCTAAAAGATCCAATAACTTCAAATAATAAAGCAAAGATAGACTCTGACGGAAGATTACTTATTAAAAATGATATAGTTCAAATTGATTCTTTCACAATTAAAGATCCTATTTCTAACACCAAAGCAAAAGTAGATGTTGACGGTAAATTACTTGTCAAAACTGATTTAACATTGATTGATAATTTCATAATTAGAGATGCAAATAATCCATCGCTTAAAGCTTCTGTAGATAGTTCTGGAAGGCTGCTTGTCGCAACTCCTCCTGCTACACCCCCAGCATCCACCACCCCTGTGATAATTACAGCCTTCGGAACTGTCTCAGGAAATACGGATTCAGCATACACGATAACTAATGGGAAGAAACTTGTCATAGGCAGACTTCTTGCAGGAAGTGAAGAAGCAACCAAAGCATGCAAAGTAACATTATATGATAATCCCTCGGGAGATGGAGTTACATTAAATCTTATTGCTACACTTTACGTCAATGGGAGTTCTGACAAGTTTGATTTATCAGAAAAGATTACAGGAAATGGAACTCACAAAATAATTCTTAGAAGATCAAATCTTGGTGGAGGAAGTAAAGAAGTATTCGCAAGATTTGAGGGGTACGAGGAATAAACAATGGCAACACTTCAAGATAAAATGACTGAAATTGAAAATCTCACAGATTATGTCAAGAACTCTCTAATAATTCACAGCTTAGACAAGAAAGGAGTTGTCTTGAAATGGCTTGTTGATAATCAAGGAGTTGCTGAAAGAAAAAAGATCTTCATAGAACTTAGTCTTACAGATTCTGATCTTGCTCTTGAAAATAGAATTACAGGAAAAATAATCGATATCGAACCTCCAGGTGATTAAGTTGGCAAATTGGAAATACAAAGTTGTAAACAAAAGACTCAAAGAAATATCAGAAGACGATCTTAATACTCATGGAGGCAATGGATGGGAGCTAATATTCATGAGTCAATTATGGAACGGCAGAGTAGTTGCCGTCTTCAAAAAAGAAAAAGTATGAGGTAAACAAAATGGTAGATGAAACACCTATAATACCACAACCTGTTGTGGTTTATGACACAAAACAGAGAATAATCAACGGATTGAAAAGATTTGGGAAAGGAATAGCTGCATCATTAATAATTGCAGTCTTGCAGTTTGCAGCTGAATTCCTACAGAATAATCCTGATCTATTTCCAACAAAGTACACAATCTTTGTCGGAATAGCAGTATCAGCATTGCTAGGAATTGAAAAGGCATTACAGCAGGGGAAATAAATGGCAAACGAATACACAACAGTGGATATTGTTAAATCAAGAATTGGAAATAACAATATTCCACAAGATATTCAGGACTCTGAAATAGTTCAATGGATCAGAGAAGCAAGTAACTTCATAGATTTATCTGCAAGAAGAACAAGTCAAGGATTTGCAGATACAGATTATATCTATCCAACTGTACAGCAAATCGCAACAGACTTGGCCATCATTAAATTACTCCTTAGAATGAGTGGACCTGGAAAAGCTACAACTGCAGGAATATCATACAGAATAGGAGAGTTCTCTGTTGATAAAAAGAATGTTGACTCTACAGCAAAAGATGAAATAGACATTTATGAAACTCATGCAAAAGAGAGCATCAAGATTCTAAAAGAATATCTTTACGTTGACTCTCCAGGATTCATTGGCGCTTCTGTTGTAAAAGGTCATCCTGCCCCAACAACAAACTTCGGAGGCAACAGTCCTCAACAACCCTGAATAAAAATGGAAATCAGCACAGAAGACTTTGACAGAATAGTAGATGTGGACATCGGAATAGATGTAACTCTAAGACGAAAGAACACAATAACAGATCCTAATTATGGAAGTATGATTTCAAACTCAATTCAAGATATACAAATAAAAGTTATATGGGAAGAAATCACAGGAGAAGAAGAAAACTTCAGGCCAGAAGGAGAACTCAAGATCGGAGATATCAAATGCTTCACTAAATCAACTTATGAAGGATTAATTCCATCAAAAGACACAGATCTAATTGTCAAGAATGATCAAGAATACAAAATAATCAAGATAACTAATTGGGCTATCGCCGACAAAGTTATCTACAGAATTCTTCAATTGCGACTAAAATAATATTAAGAAAAAAACAAGATTCTGATACATGGCACGAATCAGCATTTCAAGTCCAGACTTAGACAAGTTCAAGGATAAAATGCGAGTATTCGAAGACAAAGGATTCAAGGAAGATGTTCATGAATCAATCAGAAAAGTGCTTCCGTTGATTCATAGAGACGCTTTCATCAACTGCCCTAAGAAAACAGGAATCCTTGCAGTATCGCTTAATGTAGGATTTGAAGACGAAACCACAGGATACATTGCAGATGGAGTATTTTATGGAGTCTTCCAAGAAGAAGGAACAAGATACATTCCACCTGCACATTTCATGAGAAATGCAGTAAACAAACATTTTCCAAGCGTGGGAACTGAAGTCATCAAAAACGTAGAGAAAAGATTCACAGATTAACTCTTCAAGTGCGAGGAGAAAACAAATGGAAAAAGAACCGATCATAATAGTTCAGGATTTGCTAAGAAGCAATACCTATGATTACAATACTTCTCGCAATGGAGAATGGATCTATCCAGACTTCCCATTAGTTACACTCAACAATTCATCGTATCCAAGAGTCTCTGTAACAGATGCAGATGAGCCAGGAAAAAGAATCAGTGTAGGATCAACAGATGAGATGCAGACAGTAGACATCGACATTAACGTATGGGTCAAGACAGGAATCATATACGAAAAAGATGGAGAGCAATACGAAGGAGCAAAACTCAGAGATGCAATTGCACGTGATGTTGCTGAGGGATTAAGAAAAAACAAAGACTGGCTTGCAGGATTTGGTTTACATAATTATGAACGAGTAAGCATGAAGGCAATCAACACTGAAGTTGCAGAAGGAGTGCTAAGAAAGCAGATTACTGCACGATTCAACAGGATAGCAAAGAATTGAGTTACTAAAATAAAATATCAAAACAAACGGAGGAAATCATCATGGCAATGTTTTACGGAACACAAGGAAGCATAAAGATTGACGATAGTCAATCAAAGAACGTCACAGAGTGGAAGATCTCAACAAAAGCTGACGTTGAACAGATCAAGACGATAGGTAACTTCACAATATTCAATGAGAAACCATTGAATCTGATTGATGGAAGTTTAAGCCTGATAACTGACGATGCAAAATTCATCGCAAAGTTATTCGGATCATCAACAGATGAAGCAGACAAACCTTCTCAAGGAGACACTACAACAACCATCGTGCTTGGAAATAGCAGACAAAAGTTTGATGCAGAATTCAAGTACACAGATGCATTAGGCAATGAAGTAAAGATTGAATGTACTGACTGCATAGCAACTGATCACGAGTTCAGCAACAAGGCTGACGGTATCTTTGAAGAAAGTTTTAACTTCAATGTTAAGCCTGAGAACGTGACAATTACTAACGTCAAAAAAGCCGTATAAAATCGGATAAGAATCAGTGATTAAGTTTATGGAACAAGACCAAAAGAACGAGACGGAAGCGAAGAAAGAAGATCCTAAAGAATTATTGGATCAGCAAGAATTCCGAAACATAACCATATACCACATCCACAAAGATGTTGTATCTGAGTTTAAGGAATGGTGTAGGATTTATGCTGGCAATAAGTTTCCTGCAGGAATACAACTTCTTCTTTCAAGAGCCAAAGTTTTCGAACTTATATCAACAATGGACTCGAGAATTAAAGCACTTGAGTACCAGGTAGCTTTGCTTTCGCAAGGCAAAAAGAGTGTCGAGGAACACGTAGAAACAAAGAAAGAGATTAAGACAATTGGAGGATGAGCATAATGGCAAATAGAGCAAGTTTTCAGCAACTCTTTGAAAAGGTCAAAGAGAAAAAAAGAATCGAAGTCGAGTATGAAGGAACAATATACGAAGCAGACATCAACATGGTTACATTCGGACCTATGCGAAAAGCAATGATGAAAGGTGCAGAGACAAACAATATCGAGACTACAAAAGAACTCATCAAAGCTGCAACAGGATTCACAGACGAGCAAATTGATCTGATTCCATTCCCCGTACTTGAACAGATGAGCGAACAAATCACAAAGATATCAGGTCTTGATAAGGTGTCCCAAAAGAAAGCGGAAGGTTTTCAAGATCCCCAGAAGGCAAACTGATTTATGTTCTTCTGCGGGAATACAAACTTTCATGGGATGAAATACATGACTTGACAATGCCTCAATTTAATTTCATGATAGAAGCATATAATGAAGACATCAGAGAAAGAAACAGGCAAATGAAAAGATCAAGATAATTCCTGCGAGGACAGGTGACCTAAAATGATGAAAACAACATGGCCGAATCCATCAGAATCAAGTTCAGTGGAGAGGATGCGGTTACGCCAGTCCTCAAAGATATTAATTCAGGTATTGGTAGTTTAAGCTCTAAGATAGAAGAAAGCGGTCAAGTATTCAATAAAGTCAATAAAGTTCTTCTTGCAGGATTCACAGCTCTTGCAACATCAGTGACTGCTATCGGTGTCAAAGCTATCAAAAGTTTTTCTGAGTTTGATCAACATATCAAAAGAGCTCAAGTTCTTGCGGGTGGAAGTACTGCAGATTTTCAAAGACTTACTGATGCAGCTTTGGAACTTGGAACAAGTACTGCGTTCTCTGCTCTTGAAGTTTCAGGTGCATTTGAAGAATTTGCAAAGTCAGGATTTAAAGTAAATCAGATTCTTTCTGCAACAGAGTCAACACTTCATCTTGCAACTATCAGCGGAAGTTCATTATCTGATGCTATAAGTTCAACTGTTTCTGTATTGAATACTTTTCAGAGAAATGCACAAGATACAGTTAATGTAGCAAACACTCTCAGTGTTACTTTCACAAATTCTGCACAATCACTTAATGACTTATCTGAAGCGATAAGAATAGTCGGACCTCTCGCATCAAGTCTTGGAATAAGCTTTGAAGAATTAAGTGCAGCTCTTGGTGCAATGGCACAATCTGGCGTCAAGGGAAGTAATGCTGGATCAAGTCTTAACATGGCACTTATGCAGTTGTTGAAGCCAACAGATAAGGCAACTACATTAATGGAAGGATTAGGAATACAATTCTTTAATCTTAATGATTCAGCAAAAGCGGCCAATGCAGTTATTCAAATATCAAAAGATGAATTCGGTTCTTTACAGGATAATGTAAAACAGAGTGATATAGAAGTTGCAAAGCTTGGATCAAGACTTGCAGAAGCAAAAAGACAATTAAAAGAATTTAGTGGGGCAGGAACAGAATCTGTATCACTAAAAAATAATATTGAAGACTTACAAACAGCTTTTGATTCTGCACGATTAAGAAATAAAGAATTAAAAGATTCTCTTGATGCACAAGATAAAACACTTTCAGATCTTAGAGAACAAGTAAAAGCAGGACAAGCAGATTTTATCGGATTAAGAAATTCTGCAAAGATGCTAAATGATGCATTTGATAAAATGAATGCATCAAAAGTACAAAGAGCAACAGCACTCGTGGAACTGTTCCAAGTACGTGGAGCTAAATCATTTCTTGCATTAACAAAACAAGTCGATGATTTTCAAAATATCTTTGATAAGATCGCAGGAACTGAGATAAGAACTGAGATTCTTGACGAGTCAGGATTAAAGAAAGCATTATCTGCACAGGATAGTTTTGCAAAACAGTTCGGAATAACTTTTGATAATCTCGTCAAAGGTGTTGCAAAAGTACCACAAGATATTGACAAATCATTACAAGACATTAAACTTGATGAACGTGCAAGAGCAATATTTGGCAATCTAAGAAATGAAATAAATAAACTTGGACTTGACAGCCAGTCGATAGAAGCTATCCTCTCTGATTTCTTGCCTACTGATTCAGTAAAGGATTTCAGACAAATAATACAATTATCAGATTCTGATTTTGAGAAGTTCCTAAAAAATATTAATTCAACAAATATGGATGCACAGACATTAAGTAAAACACTTCTTCAAAATCTCGGAAGTGCATTCAGTGATCTTGGAGATTCAGTAAGCAATGTATTTGTAAGATTAGGAGGAGCATTATCTGAAAAGCTTAGACTTGCTGACATTGTTAGAAGCATTCAGGGAGCAATAGATAGCTTTGCATCAGGCGGTGGAATTGACAAGATAGCTCAAAGCATCGTGAATGTTATCAAATTATTGCAGTCTTTCTTTACAGGAGTATCGACTGGATTCAAGCAAGTATTTACTCCTGACATCTTAGAGAATCTGAAAAATGCATTCGGTAATAGTTTTCAAGATATGCAAAATAAAGCATCATCATTTGGCACTATACTTGGAAGGATTCTTGGAAGTGTAGCAAAGGGCGGTGCAGAATTAATTACAAAAGTATTGAACAGTAACTTGATAGAAAATGCAAGCAATATGTTCATGAGGCTTGGAAATGTTCTTGAAAAGATGGGTCCTACAATTGGAGCTGTTGCAACAGCATTTATTATTTTATCACCTATACTCGGTCCTTTGCTTTTCGTTGCTGGAAAGATAGTGAATGTGTTCGGATTCTTGATAACTGCAATTATGAATTCAGGAAAAGTGATTAATTTCCTTGTTGGAGGAACTTCACAATTAACGACTGGACTTGCTGGTCTTGTTGGAAAGATCACAGGAGTAAGTACGACTGCAGCTTCAGCTACTGCAGGAACAACAGGATTTCTTGCAAAGCTTGGAACAATAGGCTCGAGCATTGGAACTATTTTCTCTGCAATTGGAAGTGCTCTTGGAGTAAGTGCAGGAGCAGCAGCGGCAATAGTTGTCGTCGTAATTGGTACAATAATCGGATTTGTCAATCAAGTAAGACAGAACTTCTTAGGTCTTGGCGATGATTTCAAAACAATATTTGGATTCATCTGGACTATACTTTCAGCAATAGGATCTGCAATCAAAGAAAGCCTTGTGGATATTGGAGGATTAATAACTCCTATATGGGAAGGTATCAAAGAAACATTTAACGGACTTGGAAAAATACTTGGAAGTCTTGTCGCAATCGTAATTAAACCATTCGCAAACAGCATAAGATCTGCGGGAGAACAAGGAATAAACGCATTTGACATTATTAAAACAGCAGTATCATTACTCTTTACTCCATTAAAACTCGTCTTGACAATCATTGGAAGTGTAATGCAAGCAATAGGTGCAATAATTAATTTTGTTGCAGAAGTAATCAGTGGAATTGTTCAGTTCGGGTTTGCTGTTGCTGATGCATTCAGTAGATTTAGAACAGAAGGGTTTTCTGCATTTAATCAAGTCGGAGAACTCGCAAAGAATATCGGATTATCTATTCTGAAATCTTTTATCGGCGGAATAGATTCAATCATTAACATATTCATTGACTTGATTAATGAAGTTGTAAAAGTTGCAAAGAAGATCCCTTTCCTCAATAAACTAATTGGAGAAAACTTCAAAATAGACAAAGATGTTCTTGGAAGCCTCACAGGATTTGCAAAAGAAGCAGAGAAAATAAATATTCCACAACCTGAAATTCAAAAGAAAACAGTTGCTGTCACGACAGCAGTAAAGAAATCAACTGCATCATTTGACAATATCAGAACTGATAACTCGTTTGACTCAACTAAATTCAGTATGCCTGATCTTAGCTCATCATTTTCAAGCGGTGCAAAAGTCTCGTCAGTACAAACGGATTTATCATCAGCATTTCCATCAGCAGCTCAAGGAACTCAGATGGGAAAAGATTTCGGAAACGCATTCTTTACTGGCCTTGCTGAAGGTATGAAGAATGCAGCAAAAGTATTCGACTCAAGTATAAAACCAATTTTCACGAGTATGAATACTTCACTAAATCAATTCATCTCAACATTCTTACGTGATCTTTATGTGTTGAAAATAGTTCCTGTATTCTTGCAAAGTCTTGCAACAAGAATGTATTCTGTTTTTGTAACTGCATGGCATACGATGTTTCTTGCAGTTATTGATGTGACAGAGAAATCAATTAATACACTGCTTTCAAATCTTGGAAAATTCTTCAATCAGCTTGTAACTGTCGTGAATAAACTTGTTGCAGAATACAATAGAGCAGCAGACATATTATCAAGAGACATCACGAGAACTACTTACTCCACTTCCACAGATAGCAAAGGAAAAACAAAAACGGTAGCACATACAGAAACTTTGTACAAAGGAGTGAATGTGCCAAAACTTCAACAATTCTCATCAGTACAACTTGCACCTGTAAAACTTGAGAGACCTACACTTCCACAAGCTCCTGCAGTAAATGTTGATACAGGAGGATTTAGTGTAAATATACAAAACTTCAATGCATCCTCAGAAACTGATAAACAAAAACTATTCTCAGAAATTGATGCATACATAGCGAGAACACTCGGCAACCTGGTGAGATTATGAAACTGCAAGACGAAAACATGACTCAAACATTGTTTCAATTTAATGATGTAGATAAAGCCATTATAAAACTTGAAACAAAAACAAAAGTCATTTGGGTAGAACACGAAATTCCAAATAAGAAAGGAAACATAAGACACTTTCTTGGATCAAGCGATGGAGACATAGCACTATCAGGAAAACTTCTTGGAACACAATCAAACAAATCAGCGAATAAAAATATTCTCAGATCTCTTGCATTAAACGGAACAGTTCTCTATTTTGATACAGAAGGATACGAAGATGATCTTAACGGAAGATATGTGATTACAGAAATTGATGTTCCAGAGCAAGGAGGAGAGCCATGGGATTTAACCTTAGTCTTGACGGAGTATAACAACTGATGCATCATGAGTCAATCACACAAGCCAATATTCAAGGCATACATAAATAATGGAAATGGTTGGCAAGACATAAGTAGTTATGTGACTAAATGGGGATCTACTCTTGGCGTAACATCGAGAACAAACACTGCTTCTTTAAACGTGGACTATAATGCATTAACTTTATTGCAAACACTTGATTCAAGTGCAAAGATTAAGATTCTTGCAGGATATGACAATACTTACAAACTTATTTTTGATGGATTAATTAACAGCATAAAAAAGACAAATACCAAAGAAGAATTTGACATTGAAGCAGAAGATTACGGATCTTTAATGCTTAACAGATTTATCACTGATGCTTTCAAAGACGAGAAAGCGACAGACATAATAAAAGATATTCTTGCAGAAAAGATTCCAGAATATTATTGGGACACTTCATCGTTTGATGAAAATGATTTTGTGGTCGAGAATATTGCTTTTGAAGATAAACCAATTATTGAAATCATTGAGTATCTTGCAGAATTAATAGGATTTGATTTTTGGATTTCAAATAATGATGACATAATAAAATTCAACTGCAAAATAAGAAAAAGCATTGAGTCAGATTTTGTATTACAAAGAGGAGTCAACCTCAAAACTCTTATTTTTATCGAAGATAAAAGTCAGATGGCCAACAGAGTTATTGTTGAAGGTGATGTCAGAGAATTTGCAAAAACTCAAAGATTTACAGGCACAGGTGTAACAAAAGAATACAGTCTCGTATTCAAACCTCACAACACAAAAGTAAGTGTCAATGGAATAATGCTTATTGGTGGTGTAGAGGGAATTTCTCAAAACCCTGAATTTTATGTTGATTTCTTTGATAAGAAAATAACTCTTGTCAATACTCCTGCATTAAATACTCAAATAGTTATCGACTATACTTATGATATTCCGATTAAAGTTGAAGCGACTGATTTTGCATCAATAAAGAAATATGGAGAGAAAGCACAGTTCATAAAAAACAAGAATATCAAAGAGAAAACAGAAGCTAAGAAGTATGCAAAAGAATACATTAAACAATATGGAAAGCCAGTCTTTATTGCAGAAGCAGAAGCTCCTGCAAGCATTGAATATTCTGTCGGAGATGTAATTACAGTCAAGGATTTATCAAAGGGAATAAATCATTCTATGCAAGTATTAGAATGCACTTATTCATACTCTAAAAGAGAAGGATTTAATTCTTCATTAAAACTTGCTCAAACACAACAGACAGGATCATCAATTCTAAAAGATATTATCTTGAGATTAAAACAAGTCGAGGAATTATTGAAAGGAGATGTTGAAGTTGTAACAAAACTCACAACATTTGAAGACACTATCACAATAAGAATTAAGAGAATAACTGCAAAGAAAAAAGGATTACTTCAAGGTTTCACGTGGAGTAAAGATGGAATTTGGAATCATAAAGATTGGGCTGTCGACAATATTTCAGGATATCAAACATTCTTTGAATATGGAGACAAGGATATTGTCTACAAAGATTCACATGCATTTGTAGAGTCAGAATTAAGACTTGAAGTAATATTTAGTCCTGAATTAAATAAGATTCTTGTTTTCAGTTTAAGCGAGTGGACACTAAATTCATACTCGGGAAAAACAAATTTCACAATTCCAACCCCGACAATATTGAAAGAAGTTGTCGAACAATTGCAACAAGATCCTGATAATTTGTCACTTGGATTAAACTTGCATTCAGATTATAACACTGCTACTATATGGAGTCTTAATCTTGCAGGATGGTCAGGATTTGGATTTAGTAAAACACTTCCAATATCGGCTCCTGTATCACAATCAATAGACAATACGGCATATGATTATCTTGGAATAAGCGAAATTAACTCGATGGCGATAGGACTCTCGCCAACTTACAACACAATTGTTCCAATGTGGAGTATGAACTTTGTATGGAATAAGACGGGAACAGCAGTTTCTTCACAGTTGTCAAGTTATGATCAGACTGCATCAGACTACTTATCCTCTTCTGATAAGTTATCATTGGCACAGGAATTCCTTTCAAGCTTTGATAAGAAATTACTTTACAGCAGAGGCGTATGGAATAAGAGTCCAGTTCTCGACATAATACCTACAGAAAATATTATCTTGAAAGAAATAAAAGATTATCTTGCTACTGAAGATCACATTTCAGTCAGGTTCAACGAACTTGAAGATGGATTCTTCTGGAGCATAAGAGGCTGGAATAAAGATGACTGGGGAAATATCCCTCCAGGACTTTCACAACAAGATGTGCAGAATAGAGAAGACGCATCAGCGTTATCCTCGTCTGACAATGTCTTTGCTGAACTCTCCTGGTCAAATGAGTTCAACGGATGGTCTCTAAAATATTGGAATAAGAATGGATGGATAAAATACCAACAAGAACAGACGGCAAGAACATATGACAAAGAACAAACTGAGTCAACAATTGCAACTGAACTTATTGGAATTGAGAGCATAAACTCTCTCAACAATCAGATTTCGATTGTAAATACAAGATCAAAATGGAGTGATGCAACATGGTAAACCAAAATGATATTCTAAAAGCAAAAGGAGAAGTAAAGATTCTCGTAATAGACAAAGAAGGAAAAATAATCAGCTCAGAAACACAAAACAAAGTTGTGAATTTGGGAATAGAAGCGATGTTAAAACATATCAATGGAATATACACGAGTCTTATCAATTATTTCAAGATAGGAACAGGATCTAATTCTACAACAGAAACAGATGCAGCACTTCAAACACCTGTTAATTTTACAACTCTTGTCGCAACAAAAGCATTCGATAGTGTTGGCTATCCGTCAACAAAAGAAATAAAGTATCAACTAACTGTAGATTTTACAGAGGGAAACGGAAACACACTTTCAGAAATAGGATTATTCTTTGCTGACAATAGAATGTTTTCAAGATTTACACATCAAGGAATAAACAAAACAAGCTACATCAAAATTGTCTATCAATACACAATAAAAATCGAGTAAGAAAATGGTACTGACAAATACGGGAAGACAGCAATTGCTTGAAGCATTGAAGAGTCAAGTAACTCATTTCGCTATGGGTACTGGGCAGAATACAGATAATGAATTTGCTTCAAGTCTTGGCCAGGAAGTATTCAGAAAAGATGTAACCGACAAGACAGTGGACATAGAAACAAACAGTATCGACTTTGAATGTTTTATCGGATCAAGTGAAGGAAACGGAAATAATTTCTCAGAACTTGGACTTCTCGACTCGCCAAGCGGAGGAAACCTATTTGTCATCTCTAATTTTCCAGCAGAAAATAAATCAGCATTACTCGAATGGCTAATCGATATCGTAATCGAAATAAAATAACATAAAGAAAGAAATATGAGGTGTTAAATATGGCATACACGATCAAAAACAATGAAATCGCATGGGCTCCTGCAGTTGAAAACATCAACAGAGGATACGCAATTAATGGAGTAGGAACAGACAACACTTTGAAAGTTGAAACTTATTCAGGAATGAATGTACACATTCAGAATGGTGGAGATGCATGGGTTAATGATACAAAAGTCACATGGCTTCCAGCAACTCAAGATGATTTTGAAACAGGATTAATCGACAGCTGGAGTGCAGCTGCACGAAGCGCTATTTCTATCGAGCCAAGTGTTGTTTATGAAGGAGCAAAATCTCTAAAATGGATTTACACCGACAATGGAGTGGATCAATTCAACAATAGAATAAAGAAATCATTTAATATCGCAGATCCGAATGGAGTGGATTTCTCGATGAGAACAAAGCTCATATTTTATTTTAGACCAGCTCAAACAATGCCTGATGTTCTTTATGTAAAATACAAAAACAATGGAACAGAATTCACACTCGGAACAGTAGCAGTTGCATCACTCCCTGTAAACACATGGACAAAAATTGAAATGAGTTTACCAACAAGCTTATTGCAAAAAAACAAGTTTCAAGAATTAATATTTGAACTTGATGGATTCTTATGGCCAACAGGAGCATACACATTCTATCTCGATAAGATTCAATTTGATACAGTTTTAACTATTGCAACAGCAGATCCAAACAATGAAAGAAAAGATCTTATCGTATTAAACTCCGATAAGACAGTCAGCATTATTCAAGGAACTCCACAATCACAGCAACCAGTCGAACCTCCAGACTTGCCATATGGCCAGGTAGGACTTGCAATAATCACCGTATCTGCAAGTGCATCATCAATAAGTGCAGCGAACATATTTGACATAAGAGTAATCAATACTTTTGCCGTTAATAATGTAAAAACAAAAAATGAATTATCAAGCATTAAGAAATCTATTGTTGAGAGTGAAATGCATGCACTCACTCAAGATCTTCTTTTAGGACTTGAAACAGATGTTCCACATGATAATCTTGTTGTCGAGCATCTTGTCGGCGGAAGTAAAGGATTAAACAATACAATTCAGACAGTTGCTTCAGGAGTATATGCTGGATACGGTTATGAAATGACTGACTTACCGAGAGGAATTGTAACTATAACAGGAACAACTGAGAATGTGAAAAGTGTTGCGTTTATGTGGAAAGGATATCTATATAGTGCAAGAGCAGATGCTCCAACATCATCCAGTGCATATTCGAGAAGAATATACAAAATAGATCCAGTCACAGGAGCAGTTGTTGCAGATTATAATATGCAACCAAGTGGAGCTCAAGATTATAGATATCTCTACACTGAAGATGGAAACACATACCTAGCTTATCATCAATGGTTTACAGATGGACCTTATTTGTACATACCAATCAGATCATATCAATTAACATATAGTGATTGGTCAAGTGTTTTCCTTAAATTCGATGAGAATCTCAATTTAATTGGAACAGTAGATCCATCCTTAAGCACCCATTTAAGAAAATTTTACGAAATTGATCAAGTATGGTTTGACGGGGATAAAAAAAGAATCTACATTATGGGCGGAGGTTCTGCTGAAGATGCAGGAACTCACTTTAAAGGAATTTGGGAATATGATGCAGATTGGAATCTTTTAGCTGAATGGCAATTAGACACCAATTATTATGTGGTCGGATTTGGAGATATGCCTGATGCAAATACATTTTATTTTTGTGCATGGTATCAAGCATCATCGTACCAACCCTATATCTTTCAGTTTACACGAGCATTAGCACTAAATGGACAACTTGAACCATTAAGATATAAAACTCAAAATAACTTCGCAGTAGGCGGAGCTGTTGCAGGAGCAAACGATAATTATCCACGACCATGTAGAGGAATAGGTGTAAGCAATCAAAAAGATAGAGTGTGGATGTTTTATAGAAGCAACAATAACAACATCTGGTGCTGGTACTTCCAAAACGGATTATACAATGGATGGTACAAAACATATGATGACGTAACGCCACTGAATAGACGAGGAATTAATCTCGGTTCAGATTCCAATATATATGGAAGTTGGTATCAGGCATTTGCAAAATACAAAGGGAATCAGGCTTTCTTCTGTTACAACAATAAAGTTTACAGAATGACTGATTTTTCCAAAGATGCTGAATATGCAGGAAGATATGGGGTTTCTATTGTTGGAAATGATTCTATTGTAAGCTTTGATGAAAGTACTCTGACAATAAAGTTCACAGATCTTTCTAACGCCACAACAGGAAGAAGTCAATCGGGAATAGATTTCACAACTCAAACATTAGCTTTTAGTGGAACAGTCGGGATTTACCTTGCCGCAATTTTTGATGGAAGAGGAACACCTGCATTAAAGTTTGACATTCAAGACGAGAATGGAAATGCAGTTACAGGACTCACAGGAAAATCAGTCAACGCATATGTGGTATTTCCAACAGCGATGGATAAATTCAAAGTAAGAATCTATTGGACTCCAGATGGAACAAGCAATATTCATGGATTCTTCAAAAGCTTTGGATTATTCATTGACAGACAATAAGGAGGATGACTAAAATGTACTCAATCAAAAGAACGTACTCAAAACCATACATAGCCAAAGTGCTTGCAAGACTTCAAACTGAAAAGACAGAACTACTTGCATCAGATCCTCCATTTACTGAAGAAGCCGATCAAACTCAGGTTTTGATAGATGCATGGCAAGCAAAGTATGATGCTATGCCTTAATTTGAGGTACTTTTATGGATGCAAAAGAAAGATATGATTTACTGAAAAAACTCCTGGAAGAAATAAGAGTTGAAGAAAAATATCCTTTCCCAATAGATTGTGTTATGCAAACAGGAAGTGATAATGGACAGTTCTCATTTACAATCACTGGCCGAGTAAGTTTTGATGACAAAGTCGTATCTCATAACCCCATTATTCCTGAAGTAATTGATGATGGGAATATTGAAACTGCAAAGGCAGAAATAAGGGATATTTACAAATCCCTTTTCGAGTCACTTCTCGACAGAATTGCAGGTATCGGCTGTGAACGTATTATGGCTAAACAAAAGCCTAAGGAAGCCTTATTTCAAGAGCAGGAGTACAAAGTTTATGGCACTTCTCAAGTACCGCCCAAAACGATTCTTGTAAGCTACGGGGATGACCTATGGAGGAACCCAAATGCCGTCTCCAAAGATTGA